CGGAACGTGGCCGTGAACTCTTCCTCACGGTAGCCGTCGCCTTCGGGCGTCCGGACCTTGACCGGCCGGGTGAACTTGGGATCGTCATCAACGATAAAGGACATTGGGGCTTCCTTGTTTGGTGTTTAGGATTGGTCCGGGCGGGAATGTCACGGCCCCGCCCGGTTCGCTGGCTTAGGGTGCGCCGCTCCGGACGGCAGGATGCACCCATCATGGCCCTCGGTTATCAGGTCAGCGTGATCAGCCACTGATCGTTGCCGGAACCGGGCAGCGGCTTGAAGCCCAGCGCCCATTCCTCGATCTTCTGGTTTTCGCTGGGACCACCGAAGCGCTGCTGCACCGCATGGCCGGCCTCGATCTTCACTTTCCGGCCGGCCACCGTGTCATGCTCCAGCACGATCGCCTGCGACGGCGCGGGCGTCATTGCCCTTGCCACGGGATTGTAGGTGGTGTGCGGCACGGCTTCGACCGTGCAGGTCAGCTGCTCGTCCTTATCCACAATGATGATGCGCTCCGATCCGAACATCATCCGCGGCTGAACTTCGCAGCCGAGATTGAGTTTGAATTCCCGCGCCGTAAAATCGATGGCGTCGATCGAGAATGTTGGTGTGTTGGCGTTGCTGGCGACCTTCGGCTTTTGCCAGTTGGTAAGGACAACGGCCGGTCGCGCTTGCACGCCCGGAACGGTAAACAGTCCCGTTATCGTGACCCGGCATTTGGGAATGCCGTTCACCCCAACAGTGAATTCCGCACTAGCTCGCGCACCGAGGATCACGTAGCGGTTCGGGCCGATCCACATGTAACAGCTGACACTCTCCATGTTGTCCGTAATCGGAGAGTAAACGACGCTTTCACCCGGCGTGATGACTTCCGCCGCGCCGCATGCGCGCAGCAGTGGCCCCCACGCCGGTGGCGTGCCGACGACGCCGGAACCAACCAGTTCAAAGTCACCGGACAGCACGGAGTATAGGCCGACCGGCACCTGTTCCTGCGCGCCGAGATAGGGCAGTTCCAGATCGCGGCTGACTTCCTGACCTTCCATCGGCTGCAGCTGCACGTTGGTCATCAACATGCCATTGACAGCACCGGTGGGATTGGAGTCCTGGCCATAGGCATTCAACGGCTCTGGCTTCACCAGAATGATTTTGCTGCGCCATTTGATCGGTTCAAGCGCCATGGTTTTCGCTCCTCATAAGGGTGCCATCGCTCTGGCGAATGAAGCTGCCGCCCGACATCGGACGATGCAGGCCATCGTCGCCGATCGCCGTGATCGGTTCGGGAATCGCATCCGCCTCGACGGGCGCATCGACGGCGGGCGGCACGCTTTGCACGTCGACGGCAAGGCTCTCTTCGGCCGGTTCGACGGGGGCTTTGGGTGTCCTCATGGTCAAATCCTCAGTTGGTCATCGATCGCGAAATCGAGTTGGTAGATCAGCGTGCCCGCGCTCATGCTCAGCAGCTCGCCGCGCGAGAGGCGAAAGACGCCGATGCTTTCACCGCCCCAGTCGCTCGGCGCTTCCTTGCCGACGATCCGCGCGATGACTTCGTTGCGCAGGTCCCGCAGCGGATCGGCCGATCGCGCACCGGTCGCGTCGCCCGCCGCACGCATGACCAGGACAAGGCCGAGCACTTCCGTGATCTCCTGCCGGAACAGGCCGCTGGCCGCGTCCGCCGCGCCGCCGCGCAGGCCCAGCGCCAGCACGAAACAGGACGTGCCGACCGACGCCAGCGCGTTGCGCGCGATCGCGTCGGACATCTTGCCCGCCGGCTCGATCCGTCCGCCCAGCGCCGGCACATCGGCCAGCCATGTTTTGACCGTTTCGATCATGCTGCGGTGCCCGGCATCAGATGAAGCCGGTCATGCTCTCGGGTGAGAGCGGGCGGCATCGATCGATGAACTGGACGCCTTCCGCGCCCGACGCTGCCGGCTCGATCCCGGCCACCGGCAGCTTGATCGTGCCGGCCGCGATCTCGCGCAGCGATCGCAGCGCCTGGTCGTAATCGTCCTTCACCTTCTGGTCGGTCGCATAGACGTGCAGCTTGTAGATCGCGATCGACAGGGCGATGTCCTCGACCACGGGCGGCACGTCCGCCAGCGGCAGGCGGTATTTGGCGGCCAGATAGCCATCAATCACTGCGTCCGTCTTCGCCAGCTCCTGGGCGACCAGATCGGCATCGATCTGGCCTGCAGGCGGATCGGCGCGATCGGTGAGCGCAATCAGCGTCTTCTCACCAAAGCGCGTCTTCAGCATGTCCAGGCTGGCGTAGGTCACTTACATCTCCTCGGCGTGCATCGCGGCGATCGCCGCCTGCGCCGCCCCGATCGGTAAAGTTTCCGGGCATTCGTCGCCGGGCAGGCGGATGCGCACGGGCCGTAAGACCGACCGGTTGAGCGCCATGAAGCCCTGCTCGAAATGGGTGCGGGCCGTGGCCAGCCAGCGCGGATCGAAACGCGGATGCTTGGCCGTGTCTGCCATCGCATCCAGTTCGCGGAGAAGGCGCTCCTCCATTTCCTTGAACGCGTTGACCAGGGCGATGCGATGTTCGCTCTGCGGCTGGTAGCCGGCGACCGGAAGACCGTCAGTCTTCGTCATCGACCGGCTCACCATCTTCCCATTCACCTTCGAAGACCTGCGCGGCCTTCAGGTCGGCGAACAGCTCTTCGCTGACATCGACCGGATCGCCGGCCGCATATTCCTTGTCCATCGACAGAGGCATCAGCGCCATGTGGCGACGGGTGCCGCCGCGATTGCGCATCGCCGGGAACTGGATACCGCCCGCCTGGGCAATTTCGGCGAACCGCATTTCGAGCGAAAACACCATGCCGCGAAGCGACTGAACTTCCTCCTGAAGGTCTCTCAGATCGGCATGCGTCGCCAAAGCCGGGCCTGCGGGCAACAGCGGCTCGAGATCCACGCCCTCGAGAGTGGCGAGACGTCCGGAGCCTTGGATTGCGGCCGCAACGCCCAAGCTAGTGACCACCTCATCACCGTATTGTGCAAGGGGCACTTCCGCCTGACCGCCTTCCGAGGCGGTGGCGTTACCGCCATCCGCCCCGGTGTCGGCTGGCGACCCGACGGGAACGCTCGACGCGGCCACATCGGTGACCGGCGCTTGCTGTGCTTCACCGACCTGCGATGTGCCGGTGACAGGATTGCTATCCTGCGCCGCCGGCTTCGCGCCGGCCTTTTTTGCGGCGGCCATGATCAGGCCACCGCGTTCTGGATGAAGTAGCCCACGTCCGGTGCGACGATCAGCTCCTTCACGCGCTCGCCCGCGCGGATACGGACGCCGCCCTGCAGGCCGATGTCCTTGTCCTCGATCCGGCCGGCAATGCGGTTGCCATATTCGGCGGTAAGGCCGAACGTGATCCCGCCCATTTCCGGCGTTGCGATCGGGCTGACATGCAGCAGGCTGATGTGCTTGCCCCACGCGCGTTGCACATTGGCGGCCTGCCCAGGCTTGGCGGTGTTGTAGAAGCTGTCGCCGATGATCCATTCCTGGATGCCTTCATCGCGGAACAGCTCGGTCCACTGCGCCAGCGTGATGATGCCGCTGTCGGTCACGTTGCCCTTGACCGCGTTCACCACCTTCGGGTGCTTGTTGACCACGCTCCACACCGCGCGGCCCATGACACCGATCGTCGGCCGGAAGACGAGCGTGGCATCGCAGCCCGCCGAAATCTTGCCGATCGGGTCGCTGTTCGCATAATCCGAGAACTGCGCATTGCCGGCCAAAGTCGTCCTGCGACCGGCGGAGTAATTCGCAGGGTTCTGGATCATGCCGGCGACGCGGACCTCACGCTGATTGAGCAGCGTGTCGGTCAGCATCATCACCGCATGGCCTTCGGGATCGAAGGCGGACGTGCCGTTTTCACGCGCGCGGCGTGCGGCATCGATGTCGCTGTTAGGGATCGGCGCGTCATAGCCGAAATCCTCGACGGCCGACGTGCGTTCGGTACCGCCGAATTCCAGCTGCTGCACCTGTCCCTTGCGGCCCACACGCGCATCGGGGACGTTGAAATTGTCCGCGATGTCATATTCCGTCCACTTGAACTTCTCTTCAGTGACGGGCTGGCGCGGCAACACCTTGTCGGCGACATAGGCGCTGGCGGGGTTCTTGTAGCCGACCGCGATCGCGGTCAGGCCGGCGTCGGTAACGAATGGACGATCCATTGCGCCTCTTCCTTTTTCAGTAGACGCCGGGAGCGGCGAAATAGTCGATCACGTCATCAGCGACGCCGGGCTGTTCGGCGCGGCCGATCACGTTGTGACCAACGGTGGTGGTGGCGATCGCCTTGCCGTTGGCATCGCTGGTCAGCCAGTCGCCGGCACTGACCGGCCCGCCCAGCTGCACCGGGTTGAGGCCAGCGCGGTTCACATCGGTCATCAGGCCAGCGGCGCTGGCGCCGATCTTGCCGGTGGTGCCGATCAGTCGACCGTTGGCGGCAGCGCCCTGGGCGATCTTCGAGCTGTTCGCGGCGTCGCTGAAGGCGACGATGCGATAGGGGGCGATGACGGCGGACGCCTCATAGGCGCGGGTGAAGCTGGGAATGCTCATTTGTGGCGACCTTCCTGCACGGCGCGCACGGCGGCGGCGTAGCTGATGTTGAGGCCCGCCGCCTGCTGTTCCCTCTGGAACTTGGTGGCATGGGCGGCGATCTGGACGGGATCTTCCTGGGCAGCTTCGGTGCCACCACCGGGCTGCGGCGAAAGCAGCGCACCGCCGCCGACGATCGGCATGGCGTTGACCAGCTTCTCGGCGCGCGTCGCATCCTCCATGTGCATGGAGATATATTCATCGCGCGCGGCTTTGACGCCGACCCGACCGGCCGCGATCGCCTTGTCCACGAACGCGGTCGCGTCCTTGCGCTTGCCATCGTCCTGAAGGGCCTTCAGGTTCGTGGTCAGCGTCACGATCTCCGACTGCAGCGCCGTGACGCGTGCGTCTCCGTCCTTGCCTGCCGAGTCCTTCAGCTGCTCGACGCCGGCCAGCACCGTTGCGGCGGTGATATCGCCGGTGAGGCCGAGGGCCGTGCCCAGCGGCGCGAGCGCCGACTGGAGCGCGCTTTCAACCTCGACTTTAGGGTCACCGCCCATCTTCGCCTTCAGCGCCGCCTGAATGGCAGCGTCGTCGGCCGAGCTGTCGAGGCCAAGCGCCTCGATCAGCCATTTCCGAAAGTCCATGCTTTCCTCCTGATGCAGGGCTGTCAGCCCCAGAAAATTGGGTTGATTGACAAGGCTGGCGCGCAGGATGGCCGCGACGCGGCCATCCTTGTGATGACCGATGACCGGCGAGATGCCCCGATATTCGCGGCTCTCGACCATCTGGCGGCCAGCTTCCGTCCATTCGACGCGGCCCCAGACGCCCGTGTCGCGGGCCTGAAGCTCGACAATCCAGCCGCGCGCTGGCGCGGCGCGGCCTTCAGGCGAAGCAAGGTCGGTCGAATGATTGTCGTCAAGGACCAGCTTCTGGCCTGCCTGCAACGACGCCGCGATCACCTGCGCGGGATCAACGATGCGATAGGGTCCGCGCCCATCCCGCGTGCGGATTTCACCAGCCGGGCAGAGATGTATCCATTCGGGCGCAGTGCCGGCATCGGCCGACAGCGCGATCGCGGAACACAGGGCAATGAGCGGCTTTGTCATGCCGCCGTTGTGCCGCGCTG